CCACTAGATATAATTTGATATCCAGCACGAACTAATCCTTCTGCAAAATCAACAATACCTTCTTTATTTGATACACTCAATAATGCGTAGTAATTCATAAATCTCCTTCTTCTCTATGTTCTGAATAATAAACATCAAATTGTCCACCTGGATATCTCTTCTCAAGTTTTGTTACATTACGAGCAACAACATCTTCAAATGATATACCAAGTGCCATACATGCATTTGCTGCATACCATATCACATCACCCAATTCAATAATAAGATGTTCTCTATTATCTTCACTCCAAGGTTTACCCTGAAATATAAGTTTCTTGACAATCTCAAGGAACTCTCCTGCTTCAGCATTTAAACCAACACCAGCAGTAAGAAGTCTTTCAATGTTTGCACCTTTCTCATCTAACTGTACTAGACGATCAGATAGTGCAAGAAAGTCTTTGGATTCATCAGATGTAACAGCATCCACAAATTGTGAATACTTATCAAAATCAACTTGTTTAGTCATTAGAATTTCAACGCAGCAAATTTGTTTTTAATTTTGTCTTGAGTTTTATTATACTCTTCTTCTTGTCCACTGTCAACTATATCTTCTTGAGCACTCTGTTCACAATCGTATAACTTCATCTTACCACGATCAATACCAACAACAAATCTTTTATTGAGAGTAGGATCATAGTATCTATTCTTCAATTGCTTTACCATTATTTGATTCAACCCCTCCAACTCTTCTGTAGAAATAAGGGCAAACATAAGGTCAGCAGTAGCAGGAAGTCCAAAAGACTCAGAGGTGTCAGTGAGATCAACATCACTATTACCATAACCGCTACGAGTAGTTTGCGTGGCAGATACAATCGGAACGTTCGCCTCAACTGCGAGACCCCGTAATTCTTCTGCGATTGCTTTGATGTAGGAGTACGAGTTGACGTTTCCGTTTGCTTTGTATCTGGATGATGCACAAATATTAAGATAATCTATGAATATTATATCAGGTCTGAATGATTTTTTCAATGCCAATTCATTTAAAAGAGATCTGAAATGTCCTGAATGTGCAGAAGCAGTTGGATACTCTTTAATGATTAAAGACCCTTGAGTTTTCTTTGCAAGATTAGAAACCTTATTCTCAAACATTGCTTGAGGAAGTTTAGTTATTTCTTGTATATTGACATTAAGTAAATTAGCATCAATCCTCTCCGCAATTTTCTCCTCTGCCATTTCGAGAGTGATGTAGAGTACGTTCTTTCCTTGGAATAAACTTGAGCTAGCCACATGACACATGAATAGAGATTTTCCAACCCCTGTGCCAGCAAGAGCAATGTTGAGAGTCTTATTCGGTAGACCTCCTTTCGTAATTTTGTTAAAGAATTCGAGGTCGAACGGGATCTTTTCTTCTTTCTGGTGATAAAACTCATACCTTTCTTCGTAGTCTTGTAGGTAATCATGACCTACTTGATTATCAAAACTGACTGCTAATGCATCAGATAAAATAGATGGAATAGCATCTTGAGTTTTTGTTTCACTATTACCATCAGCAATACTAATGGACTCTACTAATGCAAGATAGATTGCACGATCTTTACACCATTTCTCTGTGGTGTCAAGTAACCATTGTGAATCACTAGGAACATTATCTAAAAGATTAACATACTCACATATCTGTTTGAATGTATCTTCAGCAATATCAGTTCTTTTCTCTGATTCAATAATTAAAGTTTCTTTAGTTGGAAGATTATTATACTTTACAATAAACTTAGATATCTCTTCAAAAATAACTTTCTCATGATAATTCTCATAGTATTCCTTATTGATAAAAGGTAATACCTTTCTGGAGTATTCATCATTGTGTAATAAATTTCTAAGAATTGTTAGTTCAACACTGTCCATCTAACTACCATAACTAAAATGATTTTTTGCAATCTCATCAAGAGCTTGCATCACTTCTGGAGTAAAATAAGTATCTGGATCGGAAAGTATCTGTTTAGCAAATACCTTCTTACCATTGATCTCATATCTTCCTGCTTTATTTTGCCACAGTCCTCCTATCTCTCCTAATTCTAGGAGACCATAGTACTTATCAAGTCCACGCTCATCATAATAAAGACGTATTTCTACTTCCTTATTTTCTTTACTGAGTCTTGACTTAACTGTCTTAGCTTTAATAATGTTTCCAACAACCTCTTTCTGATCCTTTTCCTTTTTTTTACTGAGATAAATGATCGTAGACGAGGCATATTTGAGACCAGAGCCTCCTCCCATTTCTTTAGTCGGGACATAAGATCCGATGACATCGTAAGTGTGATTTGTAACTATAAGTGGAATGTTTGCTTGACCAAGTTTTAGGGTTAGCATTCTAAATGCACCTTTGACAAGTTGAGATTTAGTCATATCTCTCACTTGCTTGTCATTAAGTGCATCAGTGATTTCCTTTTCAGTGGAAAGCATACCCAAAGAGTCTAACACAAACATACAGGGTTTGCGATCCTCTGTTGGAGTATTTAGATATATGTCAACTGCTTTAAGTGCTTTCTGTCTAAAGTCTTCTATAGTAACTACATTTACAACAACTAATCTCTTTAAATCAATTCCACGAGACTCAAGTAATCCTTTATTAACTGCGGCTTCAGTATCAAAATAGAGACAATAACCATCAGGATTATTGTCAAGGAAGTTTTTAACCACAGCGAGCGAGAAAAAAGTCTTCCCAGTACTGCTTTCACCAGCGATGGCAGTAATCTTATTACCAGATACACCACCAAAAATGGAACCGCTAACCACTGCATTAAAGATGTACGATCCTGTGTCGATGAATTGTTCTTCTTCGTTGATGTCTGCTGCGAGTCTGGTGTAGTCATCACCTATTTCTTTTACTATTTCTTTTAAAAAATCCATTAAATTGTCATCCCGTGTTGTTCACGAAGTATTTTTTTATAAGGTCCATCAGGATTCTCATCCCTGACTTCTTTTACAAGTTTTAACTTCTCATATAATGCCTTGCATTGAGGTTCGCCTACATTTTTACGACACTTCCATAATGCAAGAACAATGTAATCAAGTTCGTTATCGTCAATTGGTAGTTCCATTAAGATTCCTAGATTCTACACAGATGACCCAATCATAGCACTTTTTCATCTTTTTTGCAAACCATTTAGCATTATCACGATCTTCAAATTCTTTACGCTTTGCTATAGGTCCACATAAAAGTGTGGATGCATAATCGGAATAAAGAACAGTGTATTTCATCCAAAGAAACTCTCCAACGTAACTTTCTTTTCATCAGACCAACCAATAGCATTTAAGATTGCCCTTACAGGTTCTAAGAATGCTTTGTTGAACTGTGTATCATAATCAACAAATCTTGCCAAATCAAGTTCCTTTGGAAAATCCTGAATAAAAGAAATAACATTCTCTCTCGTAGGATTTGGATTCTTCAAATAACAGAACTTGATTTTCTCACCGTTTTGTATGTATGCATATTTCTTATCCAGTTTTCTTTCCTTAACATAATGATTGAATAGCAATGCACCACGAACATGCATCGGTGTACCCTTTTCGTATATGTTATGAGTTCCCTTATACTTGGTTACATTAGAAACTGATCTAGGAAAAGATATTTCTTCTGGTGGAAGAGACCTAAACTCTTTTCTACAATTTTCAATGTAATCAATCATCTCATCCTCAGTGCCACTCATAATGACCTTGAGACCATCTTTAATCATTTTCCTACAAGGTGCAGGAGTTGATGATTTGACCGCTTCTAGACCCATTATCTTGAGTTTAGGATCAGCATAACGAACACCTTCACTATCCCATACATTCAAAATGTATCTTTTCTTAGCAGTCCATATACCACGATCAGCAATGTTCTCACGTTTCATGAACATCTTCTGATCATA